CGGCCCGCGAACAGACCCCCGAGCTGCGCTGGCCCGGCTCGGTGCGGGTGTTCGAGGCCATGTCCGACCAGGACTCGCAGGTCGCCTCGGTGCTGCGCGCGATCATGCTCCCGGTGCTGCGGACGCCCTGGCGCGTCGAGCCGAACGGCGCCCGGGACGAGGTCGTCGCCCAGATCGCCGAGGACCTGCGGTTGCCGATCGTCGGCGGATCCGAGCAGGTCCCCGGCCGGGCCCGCGGGCGGTTCTCCTGGCAGAAGCATCTCGCCGAGGCGATGCTGATGGTCCGCTACGGGCACGCCTACTTCGAGCAGGAGGTCCGGATCGACGATCGCGGCCGAGCCCGGCTGGCGCACCTCCGGTCGCGTCCCGCGCGCACGCTGTCCGCGATCACCGTCGCCCCCGACGGCGGGCTGGTGTCGATCGAGCAGCACGCCCGCCCGCAGCTCCCCGGCCAGCGGCATGTCCAGGAGAAGCCGATCCCGGTGTCTCGGCTCGTGGCGTACATCCACCAGCAGGAGGCGGGGGACTGGGTCGGGCGGAGCCTGCTGCGGCCCGCGTACAAGAACTGGCTGATCAAGGACCGGCTGCTGCGGGTCCAGGCGCAGACGATCGAGCGCAACGGGATGGGCGTCCCGATCTACGAGGCCGGGCCGGACGAGAAGGACTACAGCAAGGGCGAGGAGCTCGCCCGCTCCTACCGGTCCGGGGAGAACGCTGGCGGCGCGACCCCGCCCGGCGGGAAGCTGCGGCTCGTCGGCGTCGAGGGCGACCTCCCGGACGCGAACCCCGCGATCCGGTACCACGACGAGCAGATCGCGCGGGCCGCGCTCGCGCACGCGCTGAACCTCGGGACGCAGACCGGGTCCTGGGCGTTGGGCACGACGTTCATGGATTTCTTCGTGATGTCGCTGCAGACGTTCGCCGACACCGTCCAGGAGGTCGCGAACCAACACATCGTCGAGGACCTGGTCGACTGGAACTGGGGACCCGACGAGCCCGCGCCGCTGGTCGTCCCGGACGAGATCGGCGGCCAGCAGGCCGCACTCGTCCAGGCCATCAAGCTCCTCGTCGACTCCGGGATCCTGCGCCCGGACCGCGACCTCGAGGAGTTCATGCGGCAGGGCCTCGGCCTGCCCCCGAAGGCGACACCCCCGGCCGACCCGTCCGACGGCGGATCCGCCGCCGCGGCACGCGCCGCCCTCTCTCGGCCCGGAGCACGCCGCGGCCGCCCGATCTCGCCCGGGGGCCTGTTCCTGCCGGGCATGGAGGACCTGTGACCCGCCGCGATCCTGCGCGCGCCCGCGTGGCCGCGCTGTCCAACTCGACCCGCCCCCCGCAGGCCCCGCACGCCGGGACCGGGCCGCCGCCCTGGTACCGCATCGGGCCGGTCCTCGCGCTCGCCGAGGACGACGCCGAGGAGGGGGAGGGGACCAGCAGCGCGACCGCCGACGTCTACGTCTACGACACGATCGGCGGCTGGTTCGGCATCGACGCCGACGACTTCGTCCGCGATGTCGCCTCGCTGAATGTCGACCAGATCGTCCTTCACCTGAACACCCCGGGCGGCGACGCGACCGAAGGCGTGGCCATCGCGAACGTCCTACGCGCGCACCGCGCCCGGGTAGTGGTGCGGGTCGACGGGCTCGCGGCCAGCGCTGGCTCGGTCATCGCGATGGCCGGCGACGAGGTCGTGATGGGCCTGGGCTCGCAGCTGATGATCCACGACCCTTGGATCTACACCCTGGGCAACGTCGAGGAGATCGAGCGCGACCTGCAGGCGCTCAACTCGACCGGAGACTCCCTCGCCGCGACGTACGCCGCGAAGGCGGGAGGAACGGTTGAGGAGTGGCGCGCGGTCATGAAGGCCGAGACTTGGTACACGGCCGAGGAAGCCGTGACGGCTGGCCTGGCCGACAGGGTCGCCGCAGCGGACGAGACCGGAACGGCCGAGGGCGACCAGATCACCCCAGGCCGGTCGTCGTCACTCGACGACTGGTTCTTCTGGGACAGCCTGCGCGCCCAGGACCGGTTCGACCTGTCCGCCTTCACCTACGCCGGGCGCGACCGTGCGCCCGCTCCGGCCATGCCGGGCCGCCAGACACCCGCCGCGTCCGCGGCCGGGCCCACCCAGCGAGGAAGGAGCCGTGCTGTGGCCCTCACCGAGGAGCAGCTCGACACCATGCGCCAGACGCTCGGCCTGCCCGACGACGCGGATGAGGCCGCGATCGTCGAGGCCATCGGCCAGAGCGACGACACCGACGACACCGAGACCGAGGACACCTCGACCGAGACCGAGACGGAGACCGAGGCGCTGGCGAACGCCGAGGCCGCGGCTGGAGTGGTCAGCATCGACGCGGGCACGCTGGCCGCGCTGCGCGCCGACGCCGAGCTCGGCCGCCAGGCTCACGCCCGCCAGCAGCGAGAGGACCGCGAGAGCCTGGTCAGCGCGGCCGTCGCCGACGGCCGGATCGCCCCCGCCCGCAAGGCGGCGTGGATCAAGAAGTTGGAGAAGGACCCTGGCGAGGCCGAGACCCTGGCCTCGCTCGAGAAGGGCCTCGTCCCGGTCGGCGCCCCGATCGGGCACGCCGGCGGCGGAGCCGACGAGCCCGACCCCGTCACCGCGACGCGCGCGTCCGCGGCCTACAAGAACTGGAGCATGTGAGATGCCCGGGATCCCGCAGGTCACCAAGACCGGCCCCCGCACCTACACCCCCGCCGCCGGCCAGACCGTGACCGGCGGACACCTCGTCGAGCCGCGCCCGCCGGTCGACGGCGAGCGCCGCTGTGCGCACGCCGCCGCCGGTAGCACCACGGTGCTCGGTGTCGCGCTGTCCGACGCCATCGCCCCGGAGGGCATGGTCTCGACGCCCGTCATCGTGAACGGGCGGCCCGTGCTCGACGCGGCCCCGCTGCCCCGGTCCACGGCCGTCGCCTACGGCGGCATCGAGACCCTCGTCGAGTACGCGGCCCCCGCCGACGAGGGCCAGGCCCTCGTCGCGGCATCCGGTGGCCGGGCCACGCCCGCGACCGCCGCCGACGTCGACCCCCGCGCCATCGTCGGCAAGTGCACCGAACCCGGTGGCGTCACCGCCGCCGGGACCTACGCCCTGATCCGGACCTCCTGACGGTCGGGTCCCCCGACCGAAGAAAGCGAGAAACCGATGACCGTCCCGATCGTGAGCGTGGGCGACGGCCCCCGCACGACCGTCGACCAGCTGGTCGGCGCTCCGCTCCTCATCCCGACGCGGGTGTTGGAGCTCCTCGACAATGCCTTCCTCGACTCGGTGATCTTCCGCAACGCGGGCCCGAACACCAACGGGCTGGTCTCCGGCGAGGAGTCCACCCCGCTCTTCCTCGGCGACGACGTCGAGGACGTCGCGGAGTTCGGCGAGATCCCCGTCGGTACCGGGCAGCGAGGCCTCCCGCGGATCTGGGCTGGCTCGCGGAAGGGCCTCGGCGTACGCGTGTCGAAGGACATGCGCGACGAGAACCGCATCGACGACGTCAACCGCCAGATCATCCAGCTGGCGAACACGGCCCGCCGTGCGCGGGAGCGGGCGCTGCGACACGCGCTGATGCACCCGTCGATCCCGACGATCGCCGCGACCGAGGCGTGGGGGACCACCGGATCGAAGATCCGCCGGGACGTCGCCAACGCGACCGAGGTCGTGCGCACCGCCAAGCCGGCCGGCGCGACGAGCGAGGACCTCCTCGGGTTCAAGGCCGACACGATCATCCTGCCCGGCGGGATCGGGCCGGTCGTGATGGACGACGAGGACTTCCTCAAGATCTACGTCGGCGACATCGCTGGCGAGTCGCCCGCCTACACAGGCGTGCTGCCCCGCAAGGTCGGTCCGCTCATCGGGATGGAGGCCGACTTCTGGCCGACCGACCGCGCGCTGGTCCTGCAGCGGCAGACGCTCGGGTTCTTCTCCGACACCCGAGCTCTGCAGATGACCGGTCTCTACCCGGAGGGCAACGGCCCGAACGGCGGACCGACCGAGTCGTGGCGCTCGGACCTGACCTGGAAGCGGGTGATCGGCGTCGACCAGCCCCTGGCCGCGTGCTGGATCACCGGCATCGACGAGCCGTGAGCGGAGCTGCTGTGGACATCAACGAGATCGGCGCGGGCACCTACGAGCTGCGCGCCGAGCGGTGGGACCAGCGCACGAGCAAGCCCGGCGAGCCGTTCACATTCCGCCGGTGGCGGCGCGGCGACAAGGTCGACCTCGACGAGGCGACCGCACGACGCCTCGTCACGGCGGGCGCCGCGGTCAAGCCGGGCACGCTGGAGCGCGAGGCAGCGGAGCGGGCCAGGCTCGCCTACGAGGCCGCGCTGGCCATGTTGCCGAAGCCGGACGACGAGTCCGGCGTCGAGGATGGGGAAGACGACGGCCAGGGCAGCGACCCGGACGGCCCGGAGCGCCCGGCCACCGTCGAGGCGAAGGGCGTCTGGGTCGACCACGCCGTGGCCCGCGGCCTCGACCGCGACGAGGTGTCGAAGCTGAGCAAGGCCGAGATCATCGCCGCGGTCGACCGGCTCGACGCGCCCACGGACTGACCCGTGAAGGCGCTGGTCACCCCGGCCCAGCTCAAGCACTTCCTCCAACGTCACACCGTCGACCAGGAGAGCGCCAAGCTGGCAGCCCGCGTCGCGGAGGGCTGGCTCCGGTCGGTCATCCCCGGCACGGGCTGGCCGGACCCCGCGCCGGAAGACCTGTGGGCGTGGGCGCTCGAGCTGACCTCCATCGCCTTCGCCAACCCCGAGACCCTCCAGTCCCGCACGGTCGACACCGTCACCGACCAGTGGCACGTCGCCCGGCGGGCGGAGATCCTCGCCGAGGCCAAGGCGAAGTACGGGCACGGGTTCGACAGCGGGAACGGGTCCACGGGATCCCCGCGGGGCACCTTCCCGCCGGCGTCCCCGTGGCCCGATCCCGCTGATCGGGTCCTGCACCGCGGGGGCGGCTGGTGGTGAGCCAGCAGGACGTCCGGATCGTCCCCCGCGTCCAGGGCAAGAAGGGCACGTGGATCGAGCAGCCCGCCGTCCCCTGGCCGGATGCGCTGGTGCTGCCCGCGGACACAGCCGAACGGCGCTCGTTCGGACAGAGCGTCGAGTCCGGCTGGCGGATCGTCGGCCCGGTCCCGGCCGTGATCCCCAAACCGGAGGACCTGGTCCTCGTCGATGGCCTGGAGCCGACCACGCTGCGGCTCCACGTCGAGGGCCGCGTCCAAGTCCGCACCACCCTCGCCGGTCAGCCGCACCACTGCGAGGGCCTGCTCAAGCTCTGGGAGGGCTGATGGCACAGAGGAAGTACCAGCCGAACAGCGCCGGGATGCGGAAGATCCTGGCGTCTCCAAGGATGCGGCGGGTCTGCCGCCGGGTCGCCGAGCGCAAGGGCGTCCCAGCGTTCCAGGCCGCCGCTCCCCGGGTGTCAGGGGAGTACGCACGAGACGTCACAGTCGAGGACGCGACGGGCTGGGACGGGCGCGCGGGCGTCCGGATCGTCTCCCGCCGCCGCACCGGTGGGTCGCTGTCGATCGAGTTCGGGACCAGCGACACCCCGGCCTCGCACGCCCTCCAGGCGGCGATCAACGCGATCGAGGGACGTCGCTGATGGCGGTGCTGCCCGACGTCGACTTCCCCGACATTCACGACGTCCTGATCGCCTACCTCGACGCCACGCTCGACGGGCCGAAGGCAGACACCGAGAAGCCCGACCCGATCCCGCCGGAGGGCGCTGTCCGGGTGCTGCGCGTCGGTGGCCGCGACGACGGGAACAGCGACTTCCCCCGCGTCGAGATCGCCGCCTACGGCCTGGACTTCGACCACGCCCGCCGCCTCGGCGAGCGCTGCCGCCAGCTGCTGCTCGTCCTCGGCGGCCAGGGCGTCGACAACGTGGCCGGGCACGACCGTCCGGTCCTCGTCGACCGGTGCGGCACGGACACCCCGCCCGAGCCCGTCCCCTACGACAACCCCGACGTCACCCGACACGTCGGGTTCTACCGCCTTGAGCTTCGCCGGCCCCGGCGCCGCCGGGCCTGACCCCGAAGGGACCCCGCCATGCCCAGCACCATCGCCGAGCTGGAGATCGCCCGGCACCAGCGCGAGCTCCTCATCAAGCCCCTCGAGGCGCGCATCTTCATCGCCCCGATGTCCGTCGCCGTGCCCGTGGACATCTGCGAGGGCGCCAGCGCGGCGCTCGCCGAGCTGCCCGAGGGGTGGGTCGACGCCGGCCTGATCCTGGAGGACGACGCGATCTCGTGGTCCCGCGAGGTCGAGAAGGCCGACATCCGGGCTCTCGGCTACCGCGACCCGGTCCGGTCGGACTTCACCTCCGACGTCACCGGGCTGGCCTTCACCGCGCTGGAGACCAACCGCTACTCGATCGAGCGGCACACCGGGATGGACCTCTCCGCGGCCCAGCCGAAGGCGCTCACCGGGTCGATCGTCGTCGACCAGGTGTCCGCTCCCGTCCGCCGCAACCGGTACCTCGCGATCGCCCGCGACGGCATCGGCGCGGACACCATCTACGTCGGCCGCTGCCTCACCGCGGGCGAGGTCGCCGACATCGGCGAGCAGACCTGGACCACCGCCGAGGGCGCGATGGGCTGGCCGACCACCCTGAACGGGATGGTCGACACCGGCATCGGCCCCGGCGTCGCCGTCCGGCACTACTTCGGCGGGCCCGGCTGGAAGGCCGTCCTGGAGGACGCCGGGTTCCCCGCCCTCACCCCCTGATCCGCACCGCACCACACCCCGAGGAGGACACGGCCATGGCCGAGAAGAAGACCAGCGAGTGGACGCCTGCGGTGCTGCTGCACCCGTCGCGCGTCGACGGCAAGGGCAAGCCCGTGGAGTACGAGCCGACCAGCGAGGCCGAGGAGCAGCTCCTCACCTCCGCCTACGGCTACCGGTTCCGCGACGAGAAGGCGGCCAAGGCCGCGGCCGAGCGGACCGGCACCGTCGTCCCCCAGGCCGGTGTCCCGGGCGCCACCACGCCCGCCACCGGCGGTGCGGCGGGTAGCTGATGGCCGCGGCCAAGGACGCCCAGGTCCGCGTCTACGGGGACGAGAAGCGCGACGACAAGGACGCGTTCGTGTTCCGGATCCCCGGAGTCCCGGACCTCGACGTTCCGGACTCGCCGACGATCACCGTGCACGAACCCGACGGCGGCACGGTGATGGACATCCTGGACCCCCAGACCTCGATCCGCCGCGCGCTGCGGCTCTACATCGGGGCCACCCAGTGGGACCAGATCGAGGAGTACGTCGACCGGCTCAAGTGGGAGGACTGCGTCGGCTTGCTGCAGGACATCGGCTTGCACTTCGGCATCGACAAGCCGTTGACCACCGAGGTGAACCGCGAGGAGCGGCGCCAGCGTCGCACCGGCCGCGGTTCACCTCGGTGG